ATGTTACATAGAGCTGTAGAAAATGGTTACGAAAATGCTTATTGCAACATGATGAAGCATTCTGAAATGCAAGATGCTAAAGAAGCAGAAATTAAAGCTCAGTCAAACAAGCTTTATGACAAGCTCAGCGATAGTGATTATCTAGAAATTGAAGAAAAAATAATGAAAGCGTTTGGTTGGGATGATGTTGACACTGATTCAGTTCAAAAAGCATTAAAGCTCATATGTTATGAAAAAGCTGAATTTATTTTTAATGAAAAAAATAAAAAATCATTTTATTAAGCTAACGAATTCTGACAACTCGGAAAGACGAGTACATGCAAATCCTTTGCCCTCTTTTGAGGGCTTTTTTTGAGGGATTCATTAAATGAATAAAAAAATTAAAGAAGCTAGCGATTTAACTAACAAATTAATATCTGATGCTGTTAAAAATATTCAATCAAATAATGACGATTACATCATAGATTATTTTGCTGAGTTGATTTTATCTGTCAAAGCTGAGCTTGGTATAGCTACATATACAAACGCAAAGAGCGCAATAAAAAATGAAATAAGAATTAGCTCAAATTTTATGACATCGCTAGATAGCGCTATAGTTTTTGCAAGAAGAATCATCTATTTTAATTTAGTTTTGAGACCCGAAACGGCTTGGCGCCTGCCTTAAAAGCGCCCTTTTATTCTTAAGCATATTTGCCCGTGAATTGAGTAACGGGCTTTTTTACAGAATTAGCAGTTAGGAATTTACGGGGGATTAAACAATGACAAGTAAAAAGATTATTGAGCGATTAACACTGCAAGATTGGTATGTTAAATGTGAAACTGAGCACGAAGTGGCATTAGTATTAAACGCGTGCTTGGATGCAGAAGTTAACTGGTCTCATGGAGCGTCTGCGTCGTGCTTACCTGACCTGATGTTACAGGAAAAGCCTTTATTTATTGGGCAAGATGCGGAATATGGATGCGGTTTGTGTTGGGATGATCTGGAACCATTTCGCATTAGTAAAAATAACGAAGACATAACAGATTGGTTTTTCGAAGAGCTGAGGAAATAGCATGAACACAATACCGATTGATCATGTCGGCTGTAATGTTTATCAAACAGACCGATTTAATATTAATTACAGAATGACTAAGGGCGAGCAAATATACGCCCTTTTTTGTGTCTTAATTGTGACATTCGGCGGGTTGTTTATGCTGATTCATTGGATGTTAGAAGTAGCGACTAATTAAAGGAAATATAAAAATGGCAACAGAAATTATTCAAGCAAATACTGATTTTTTTACCAATAAATTTAATTGACAAAGCAATTACAAAAGGTACGGACATAGCGAGCCTTGAAAAGCTGATGGACTTGCAAGAGCGTTGGGAAAAATCACAAGCGCAAAAAGAGTTTAATCGTGCACTAGCCAAATTCCAGCAAGAATGTCCAACTCTAACAAAAAAGAAAGCTGGGCATAACTGCAAATATACTCCTTTAGGCGACATTATAGCTCAAATTAAAGATGTTCTATTTAACAACGGATTAAGTATTAGATTTGAGCAAGATCATAGTAATGGGATAACCGTTTCTTGCATCGTTAGTCATTTAGACGGACACAGTGAATCCACTACGATGAGCGCATCTCCGGATAAATCTGGCAATAAAAATGATGTTCAAGCGATCGGTTCAACTGTCACTTATTTACAGAGATACACATTAATTGGCGCACTCGGAATCACAACAGCAGACGAGGACATGGATGGACGAATAAATAGCAATAAAGTCGATCCTGAATATCTAAATCTACTTTTATCATTATGTGAACAGCACGTTGTTAATGGCATTGATTTATTCCGTGATTTTTGGAAATCACTAACAAAAAAACAACGCGAAATAATTGGGACAGATAAAATGAATGAATTTGTAAACAAGGCAAAAGAACATGGAACAGCGAACTGATGAGTGGTTTCAGGCTAGGCTTGGTAAAGTAACAGCAAGCAAAATTAGCGATGTGATGACAAAAACAAAAAACGGCTATGCAGCTAGCCGTCAAAATTACATGGCTCAGCTAATTTGCGAACGGCTAACAGAAAAACCAACCGAATCATACTCTAACGCAGCAATGCAACGAGGCACTGAATTAGAACCTGAAGCCAGACGTTGCTACGAGCTTGAAAACCTTTGCAAGGTAAGCGAGGTTGGTTTTATCCTCCACCCTACAATTGCAAACGCTGGCGCTAGCCCTGATGGTTTGGTAAACGATGATGGTTTAATTGAAATCAAATGCCCAAATACGTGGACACACCTAGAATTCATGCAGACAAAAAAGCCAAAGCGTGAGTACATTTTGCAAATGCAATGGCAAATGATGTGCACAGGTCGAAAATGGTGCGATTTTGTCAGTTATGACGATAGATTACCAGATAATTTGAGTTTTAGGTGCATACGAATTCATTACGACGAAGTATTAGCTCAAGAAATAGAAGCAGAAGTAATTAAGTTTTTGCAAGAACTAGATGAGCGTATCAAACAAATAGAAGCCGCATAACCGTCCTAGTGACGGTTTTTTTTAAAAGGAAAGAATTATGACAAGATTAACTAAAACTATCAAAGAGCAAATTTGTAAAAATGCAATTGATCAATCGCTAGTAAATAAAGAGCTGAAAACAGCAAATGAAAATTTATCTAAATTAGCTCTTGATGTTTATAACGATAACGTGACTGCTGAACAGCTAAAAGAAGCGGATGAGATAAGAGCCCGCGGCAAAGGGTTGCCATTTTATAGAGGTGGTGTTTTTTACACTTGCAACTACGTGACATGTTATTTTGCTGGGTTAAGCGCATGTCTAACATTACCGCCTGAGCGTGATTTTTACGAATTAAAAGAGTATCCGGTATACACAGCTAATCATGAGTTTTCAAAACGTTTTTTATCATTACAGAATCAGCTCGAAAAATTAACAGGGCAAAAAAATAACTTAGAGTATGAAATTATGGCTATCTTAAATAGTTGTGCAACTCTAAAAAAATTACAGGAAATATGGCCAGAATCAGTCAACTTTTTAGACGGTATACAAGTGAATGTTATTAAAGCCAATTTACCTGCCGTCGTAGTTGAAGATTTAAATAAAAAGCTAGGTATAACAGCAAGCTAAAAATAACGTCTGGTATATGCGTTGATGATTAGTGTTAGCAGAGACCTGTCCTCCTTTTAGTAGCGCACTAGTTTGAAATATACAGGCCGTATTGTTTGACATGACGGTAGTCACGCCGTTGGCGACAGAGTGACACCCACCAAATTACTACATCAGAGAGTTTTAAAATGGCTATTCTAAACAAATCACAAACAGAGAAGCAGAATAAAGATTACTGGCGAACGTCAGAATTATTGATCAATGATGCGTTAACACTGCTTAACATAAAAGGCTTTGGTACTGATGTATGTTGCTCAAGTGAAGATGTGAAAATAAATAGCGCAACTTGTTATATAACTGAATCTAACAATGCGTTAGAGAGTAATTTATGGTTTTTAGCTAGTAACCCAAGTATCACCTCATTTTGCAACCCTCCTTTTTCACGGAAATGGGAGTTTTTCCAAAAGGCAGTAGAACAAGTTAACAAATGGAGTCAGCAAGTGTTAATGGTCCTGCCATACACTCCTGCAACAAAAGCGTGGAGTGACAACGTACATGGTCAAAACTATATTATTTATGTTCCCGACGGTCGTTATCAGTATTTATTGCCGAACGGTGAAAAATCGGTCAATAACTGTAATTTTGATACCTGTTTGATTCTTATTGTGCCGTTTCACTGTGGAAATGTAATTGTTAATTATAAGCGAGGTTTAAGTGAGTGAAAAAGTATATGACGTTGATTTACCGCTGCCACAATTTAGTTTATTCGACCCTGTTTTATATAACGGCATGAGAACAGAAATCGCAAATAATGATATTTATTATGCATATGATGAATCGGGTGTTATGTGCCCGTGGTATCACGTTCCTGTCTTTATAGACGGGTTTATTAGCATTCAACTAGTACCAGAAACAGATTTAACGGAGGTGAGAAGTGACTAAATTAAATTGGCGTAAATATCCCGATAACGTGCCAGAAAAAGAAAACGGCATTGCTCAAAAGCTGTGTATCGTACGTATTAGGTTTTTAAATAATTGTGGTGAATTATGTGAGTCAACAACATTTGACTGGTACGACGAACACGCAGAATTCGACGAGTGGATAGATGATTATATTGGTAAATGGTCTAGGCATGATAACGATGAAATAACTCACTGGATTTATGCAGATGAGATACCGCTACCTAAGGAGTAATTATGTCAGAAAAAATAACGTTTGTAGTGAGCGCGCGAATTGGTCCGTCATACAATGAAGTAGAAATAGAAGTTGATAAAGCTGAATATGAAGCCGCGGAAGATAAAAATGCTTACGAACAAGAGTTAGTTGATTCTTATTTTCCAGATCTTGTAGAGATTGGAATAGGTGTCAAGGAGTAATTATGATTAAAGATAAAAACCCATTAACACGAACTGAACTATTAAAAAAGGCTATTGCTTGCGTTAAAGAAATTGAAAAAATACAGCAACAAATTGATAAACAACTGGAGCAAGAAAATGGCAAATAGAGGGATAAACAAGGTAATTTTAGTAGGCAATTTAGGGCAAGACCCAGAGGTCCGTTACATGCAAAATGGTAACGCAGTTGCTAATTTAAGTGTCGCAACATCAGAATCATGGAAAGATAAACAAACCAATGAATACCGTGAACGTACTGAATGGCATCGCGTTGTTATTTTCGGTAAATTAGCTGAAATTGCTGGCGAATACTGTAAAAAAGGTTCGCAAGTTTATCTTGAAGGACAATTACAAACAAGAAAGTGGCAAGATCAATCAGGACAAGATCGTTACACAACCGAAGTTGTAGTTAACCCTATTGGTGGTACTTTACAGATTTTAGGTAGTCGTGATAGTGATAGCACTAGTCAGCAACCGCCGCAACAATCTAAACCGCCAGCTGCACCAGCTCAGCAAAATGAGTTTATAGATGACAATATTCCTTTTTAATCAATGGCTTATAAAGTTACCCACAAAATCTGTTAATAACTCACTGAACAACCACCCTATTCTATTAATTTTACAAATATCACGCTGATTATTTGGCGTAGATACTTTTTATGGGAATAATTATGCAAATTGATGAATCCGTATTTAACCACGGCAAAATCGAATTTCAACATATCGACTATGGTTATGTTTTCTTGTTTGATAACGAGCTTTATATGAAGATTGAATTAGACCCGATTATTCTGTCGTTTGTTTTCAAATGCTCATCTAAAGGTGTACACGAAATAACTAACGGATGCGCAATCAATCTTATTAGCGGTCAAGGAGAAGTGTTTGCTGATAACTGTATGGTCGAACCAGTAAAAGCTGTAATTAAAAGGAAATAATCATGAACAAACCAGTTCTTGACGTTTGCTGTGGCTCTCGCATGTTCTATTTTAACAAACTCGATGATCGAGTTTTGTTTTGTGATAAGCGAAATGAGAGTCATATTTTGTGTGATGGTCGAGTATTAAACATCAATCCAGATGTGCAAGTCGATTTCACTGCCCTGCCGTTTGATGATGAAACTTTTTATCAAGTTTGTTTCGATCCGCCCCATCTAATCAAAGTTGGCCACAACAGTTGGCTAGCAAAAAAATATGGACAACTTAATAAGTCAACTTGGCAAGATGATTTAAGAAAAGGCTTTAGTGAATGCTTTCGAGTGCTAAAAACTAACGGCACGCTAATCTTTAAATGGAACGAAACAGATATACCAGTTAAAGAGATTTTGGCATTGACAGAATACGAACCGCTTTTTGGACACATCAGCGGTAAAAGGTCCAACACTCATTGGATATCATTTATTAAGAGGAAACAATTATGACTAAACAATTAACTTTCATCGGTCACAGCGACGATATTTTTAGTGTATCAATAAATGGAAAACCTGTCGAAGAAATCGACTGTTTCGATGAACTAGCGCGATATAAAGTTAGTTCCGGCGAAAATCAGTTTTACGTCATCGGTGAGTACGTTACTCCCGGCGTTTGGATGATTGGCGTTGCCCAAATAGATCAGGGTATACCAATTCCAAATTGGAATATTCAGTTGACTCATGAGCACGATTACAGCCCCGCTTTAACAATTGAATGCCCAGATGACGTAAAAATCGAAGAATGTTAAACAATATCCTCCCTCATTGCGGGAGGTAACGTCCAATGAATTAACGCCAAATTTGGCGAAATATTAAAGGTGAGAAATGAAAAAACGTAGGTCGGTAACAATAAGCGTAACTCCAGCTGAATATGATTCTATTTGCACCGCATTCGGAGAGTATTTTAATAAATGCGAGGGCGCTGATGATGATGTTTTTGTAGAAGACGCTAATCGGGACGGAAATAATTTTAAAACGTTCCAAAAAAAATATAAAAGAGCGTGTCAAAGACAGCTGGTAAAAGACACTGTTAAAAAAGCACTAGCTACACAAAAAAGCAAAGAGAGATAATTGTTATTGCTGAGTGTTATTTGTTGATGAGAGATGAGAAAATTATAGGAGTAAATAATGGTAAATAATTTAACAATTGAAGACCCAAGATATAGCAAATCACAGGTTTGCGGCTACATGGGCGGATTAGATCAAACCACGTTAGACAAATGGGTGGCGAAAGGAGAATTTCCAAGGCCCGATTTATATTTAGGTAGACATCCGCGTTGGAAGCTGTCTACCATCAACGCTTATCTCGCCCAAAAAGAACAAGAATATCAATCATGCGGTTAGGCTATCTATATAGTCCGCATACCATTGCATCATTTCCCTGCGCCCCTCCAAATATTGTGCGTGATTGTAAATACCACGCACATTCCCTTCTTCGTGATTTAATTGTTTTTCTATCCAGTCACGATTAAAACCATGCTCATTTAACACACTTGAAAACTGATGTCTAAATCCGTGACCAGTTGCACGATTAGCAAATCCCAACCGTTTTATTAAACCCAAAATAGCGCCGTTAGACATGTGTTTTGAACTGCTATTTCTACCAGAAAAAACATATTCTCCCCGCCCTGTAATTGGTTGTAAAAATTTAAGAATATTAATAGCCTGATTAGATAGCGGAACCACGTGAACGCGTGATTTTTTCATTGATTCTTTGGGTAGTATTATGTATTTTTTCTCAAGATCAACATACTCCCATTTGCAACTCAATAATTCCATGGTTCTGACAGCCGTTAATATTAATAATTCTGTAGCATAACGAACCAAAATATTACCTGAATACGATTGCAGAGCCTTCAAGAACTCGCGCATGTCATCTTCCATCAAAAATGCGTAATTTTCTGGCGTATGCGTGATCATGGCTTTAGCTAATTCACGCGCAGGATTGTTTTCCGCTTTCTCTGTAATAATTGCATATTGAAAAACTTCGGTACATCGTTGACGCATTTTTTTTGCAATCTCCAATGCGCCTCTATTTTCTATTTGTTTTAAACAGTTTAGCATTTCTAGAGGCTTGATTTGCGCAATATCCATATCGCCAACGAACGGGAATATATCTCTTTCAAAATACCGAATAATCATTTCTCTGGTATTGATAGACCAATTCCGTTTTTTTGTATCAAACCATTCAATAGCTATCTTCTCAAAAGTGTTACCTTGAGATATATTTGCAAGTAAAGATTTTCTTTTCCTCTCGACAGCTGGATCTTTACCGTGAGCAAGCATCTGCCGAGCCAATTCTTTTTCATTGCGCGCATCCGATAAACTAATATACGGATATTTACCTATTGTTAACGTTTTTCTTTTACCGTTAAATTGATAATCGTAACGCCAAGATTTAGTACCTGATGGTGTAATATACAAATACAAACTTTCAAAATCTGGTAGTTTATACGGTTTTTCCTTGGGCTTGGCTGATTCAATGGCTTTTATAGTTAACAT